ACAGATGCACATTTACCTGCCGAGTCTGACCGAACCGATGGCACCTGCGAACGGCTTGATAGAACTTCTCGAATGAGTCATCCAGACCGACAAATGCCATATTTGCGCAGTGCTGCCAGTTCATACCAAAACCGCAGATTTTCGGCTTTGAAATCAGTACACGTAGCGCCCCATGCGTGAAGTCCATCATGCCCTTGGTTTTAACTTCCGCAGAATCCGAACCCTGCACATTGACCGACCCGGGAATCAGCGATTGCAACAGAGCCGCTTCGTCGTTCAAATGGCACCAGATCAGCCACGGCTCATTCGGCGATGCATTGACGACTTCTGCTAGTGCATGGCAACGAGCATCTATGCTGTCCCGTTGTGCTTTGCGGCGCTCGGCAAGACCCATGGCGGGGCGTGAAAATAACTCGCCTCCAATGGCATCAGTTTCGACGACATGCTCATGGTAGACCGGAGACGGTAGCTCATAACGTGATCCGTCAAATCCAAGATCGGAAGGATTGCGCAGAACAACCGACCATGATCCCATCCACTCCCAAAACTTAGTAGCGCCCCATCCCTTGAGACGCCACGTCCCGGTGTCGCCGGTATCGTTCACAAAGTATGTCGCCAGCATTTCGGTGCGGGACATGACGCCGAGAAACTCGCATTGGTTTCCTAGTTCCTCGAAGTCATTGGGCGATGGCGTAGCGGTGCACGATAGTCGATATTGAACACCCTGCGCAGCGTCTATCAGCTTTGTGCGGGTCTTGCCGTCGTGAGCTTTAAGTATTGACGATTCATCAAGAATGAGGCCGTGTAACTCGGTGAAGTCAATAGCGTCCATGCGCTCGTAATTTGTGATCCAGATGCCGGGGCCTGATGGCGATTGACCATGCGGAACGCGGCGAACATCAATGCCGAATGTCTGCCCCTGCTCGATGGTCTGCTCTGACACAGCCAATGGCGCAAGAATCAAGATGATGCCTCTGGTGTGCGACGCAACATCGTCGGCCCATGCAAGCTGCATTAACGTCTTGCCGAGTCCAGTGTCGGCAAATAAAGCGGCACGCCCACGCCTGCATGCCCAAGAGACAATCGCGTGCTGGAAGTCGAAAAGATGCTCGTTTAGTACGCCCGGATTGTGGCCCGTTGCAAGCTCAGATCTGCGCTTGGCTGCGATAAATTGATCGTATTCCATCACCGCACCTTCCGGCACATGGCCGATCTATGCAGATTGCACAGCAATGCGCCAGACTCAAAGCTGACTTTTTTCTGCCTGCCTGTCTTCAAGTCATGCACGTGCCCCGCAGAGGATAGGCCGCACTTGTCGGCGATCTGGCGCAACGTATAGCCGCGCCCCAGGATTTCAGTGATGAGTTGTTGGAAATTCATGCAGCAAATGTAGCGCGCTTTTATTTTCGTGTCAACGTAAATTAGATGTTGACAAGTGTTCGCCATTACGATTACAGTAGACACATCGCAGCAAACCCGCTGCCAACCTGGAGACGACAAGATGCAAGACGCGACAGCGCCGACAAAGCGCACACAGAAAATCGTTAGCCGATGGGATAGCAGCAAGGTGCTGTTCGAGTGCGAATTGCCGGAAGGCATGGATAGCAGCGTCGGAATGCGCCATGCACTGGAAAAAGCAACAGCCGCACGTGCCGATCTCAGCGGTGCCAACCTCAGCTATGCCGACCTGATCGGTGCCAACCTGCGCGATGCCGACCTCAGCGGTGCGTACCTCAGCGGTGCCGACCTGCGCGGTGCCAACCTCAGCTATGCCGACCTGATCGGTGCCAACCTGCGCGGTGCCGACCTCAGCGGTGCGTACCTCGGCGGTGCCGACCTCAGCGGTGCCGACCTGCGCGGTGCCAACCTCGGCTATGCCGACCTGCGCGGTGCCGACCTCAGCGGTGCGTACCTCGGCGATGCCGACCTCAGCGGTGCCAACCTCAGCCTGCGTGCAACGCCAGAGCAAGCAGTCGAGAATCTGGACAAAGTGCGCGCAATCATCCTCGACGATCATGATCGGCTGGATATGGGCTACTGGCACGGCGGTAATCAATGGCCCGACAAAACATGCGCCGAAGAAGTCCTATGCGGGACAACTCACTGTCTGGCAGGCTGGCTGCAGGTTTGCTCCACCGACCCCGAAATCCGGGCAATGACTCCAGAACTGGCCGGAATTCTGAGCGCACCCGTCGCCAAAAAAATGTTCTACCGGACTGAATCAGATGTGCTTGAGTGGCTGCAAAAGCGTAAATATGCGGAGGTGATGTGATGCAAGACGCGCAACGAATCGACCGAATCCTAGCTGACATCAGTCTGTGCAATCGTATCGACGGCGCAGACCTTCGCTCAATCGTGCAACGGCTGCACGACCACAGCTTCGATGAAAACCGCGCAAGCCTCGATCAGTGCCTGGGTTTCCTCGATGACGACATCAGCGATTCGGCTGTAACGCCAGAGCCTGACGCAATCGAACTCGATCCAAACAACGGGCGTGGCGAGTTTGACCGGGCCAGCGCCGCCATGCCGCTTGGGATGTCGATGACTGGGGGTGCGTCGTGAACGCCCGCAAGTACCCCCGCACGATGCAGGCCGCGTTCGGCCCGTACACCAACCACACGCTACACCCAATGCCCGACGCGCACCGCCCGCGCTTGTGGGTATGGATCGCCGTTTATCTGACCGCAGCAATTGTGCTGGCAGTCGTTTTTTAGGAGCACGACATGACTGTATTAGAGGTATTCGCAATCGTCGTCATCGCAATCATTGCGGGTGCATGGTGGCTCGTCAAAACCGCGCCGATGATGCCCGACGAACCCGGTGCCGACGAAATTGACGACGCTGGCGCAGAGAGTGTGCGGGCTGCGCTGAACGCGGAAGAAGGCTACACGACTCGGCGGGTCCGGGCTGGGTCGTGGGACGAGTCATACACATCAAACACACCAAAAGGGGAATGAAATGAAATTGTCAATCGAGCATGTTGAAAACGGGTATCTGGTGACAGACGAATCGGGCAAGAAGTGGATCGCAGTTCAGCATGAATACGTATCGCTGTATGCGCTCAAATTTGATCGTGTTGTTAGCACTTTGATGGAGCCTGCAGATGAGCCTGCGGTTGTGTCTGCACCACCCGCCAGACTCACGGAGGCAGCGTGATGGAGTCCATCAAATACCACTTCGAAGACGGCGACAAGGAACACTGCCTTGTTTGCGAGATTGACTACACGCCATATTCACGCGGTTCGTTTGAGCGTGGCGGGCTGCAGATTGAACCCGACGAGCCGGAATCCATCGAGGTCTACAGCGCCAAGCTGAACGGCATCGACATCATTTCTCTGCTGTCCGACGAAGTTGTCGGGAGCATCGAGCAGATGGCGCTGGAGCAGATCCACGAAAAGCGCCAGGAGCACGAACCATGATGTTTGTCTGCCCATACTGCGGAACCGAACGACACGAACTGCGCGTTTGCTGCGGCGAGTTACACAGCCAAGAGTGCAGCGATGAGGCCATCGAACACGCCGAGAAAACAGGCGGTTGGCCTTCAGAGATTCAGGAAGATTTTGATGCGTTCGTCGTGCGGATGGAAAACGAACGCGCACTGACAGACAACGGCGAAGGCCCATGAGCGGCGACCAGTTCCATCAAACAGTGACACAACAACAGGAATACGAAGATGACAAACGTCTACAAGAAATTGAACGATGCGCGCACGAAATTTCATGCGATCAAGCTGGCCAAGACCGGGCACAACAAGTTCGCCGGGTACAACTATTTCGAGTTGGGCGACTTCCTGATTCCAGCCCTCCGCGTACTCGCTGAATGTGATCTATGCGCTGTGGTGACGTTTACCGCCGACATAGCGTCAATGACCATCACAAGCGTCGAAGATGGGTCTCAGATCGTTCTGACAAGCCCCATGGGGTCTGCTGCGCTCAAGGGATGTCATGAAGTGCAGAACATCGGCGCGGTTGAAACCTACCAGCGCCGGTATCTGTGGGTTGCTGCGCTGGAGATTGTCGAGCATGACGCGCTAGATGCGACATCCGGAAAAGACAGGGGTGTTGCAAAGATCAGCGCAACAGCTAACGCACAAGATGCCATGGACGATGAAACGCTAACTTACCTGCGTGATGTTGCGATGGAGTGTGTTGACCTTGTGCGTCAGCAAAACCCGCTAGGCGCTTGGCTTCGGCTGGATCGTGAGCACTTGGACGACGAACAGAAAACCGCGCTCTGGTCGATGCTTGACAGCAAAACCAGAAGCGCAATCAAGGCGGCAAAACCAACGAAAGAAACGGCTTAATCATGGCATACGAACAAAAAGATAACAGCGGCAGCATCTTTGCGAACGACAAGAAGGAGACCGCCAATCACCCGGACGGCAAGGGCACAGCAATGATTGATGGCGTCGAGTATTGGGTGAGTAGCTGGAACAAGATGACGCAAGAGGGAAAGCCGTGGCGCTCTATGAGCTTTACGCGCAAGGACGCAAAGCCAGCAGCACGACCAGCGGCAAAGCCTGCGCCCATGGATGACGATAGTTTGATCCCTTTCTGATCATGAAAAACACAATCCTATCAAGCGAGGCCCGCCGCAAGCTGGGCGGAACATACGCCCCGCGCAAGCCTATAGCGGGCGAGGCTCCTCCGAGGCAAAACAACTTGTGGATCTTGCGAAATCTCAGCGAAAGCGACATCGGGGCGGCTTATCTGCGGCCAGGTTCGGGTGATGCTGCGCTGATTCCGAGTCGTGGGCCGTTTAAGATTTCGGGGTCTGTATGACTGACGCAACCAAAGCGCGGCCGGTGGCGTGCATCGTTGATGGCATAGCCTACATGCGCGCAGAGCTTGATGATGAAGTGTGGGACGCTGGCGTCAAACTCTACACCCACCCATCCGACCAGTCGGCCAGAATCGCTGAACTTTGTCACGCGCTGCTTATGGCAAAGCGCGCGCTAGAAGAATCAGCAGAACTGGTGTTTATTGAATATGCAAAGGACGGGCGGCACGGCATGCCAACACGCGCAAAACAACTGTCGGGCATGAAAGCACTGGTTGACGCTCACTATGCAGCTATAGCATCTGCCCAAGCAGCGCTCGAACAGGAAGCGCCAGCAGAGCCAGCGCCGGGGCTGGGTACAGATAGGTTGCACACGTTCATGAATGCGGCAGCGGGCGAGGGACTCATGCTCAATGGTGTGGACGCGGCAGACCTGTATTTCGAACTGTTCCCGGAGCTGTACGCCAAGGCCTTAGCCGCCGCCCACGAAGCAAAGAGGGGGTGACTATGGCGAACAGGCTTTATCAAACTCACACGCTCCCAACAAAGGATGTTCGTGGCGCAAAAGCGCACAAATTGAACTATGAACCTAATCGCAGAGTACGCAACCATTGCATGGGCCAATGGGGACAAGAAGCTGCAGGCAGCAAGGTGGCAGTACATCAAACAGCGCCTAGCGGATCTGGAGACTGTGCCGCACCTGGGCGCGGCGGGAATCACTGCGGCAGTGCTGTCGGAACTGAGGGCATTTCGAAATGATCATCCGCCTACCATTCCCCGACCCGGCCCTATCGCCCAATCGCAAAGCGGGCCGAAGCTGGAGAACGACAGCAGAGGCAAAAGCGCAGGCGCGTGATGCTGGATTCGTTGCTGCAAAGCAAGCGCTGTCGCAAGGGCCGCTGCAATCGTCCGCCGATGGCTGGATACCGCTGTCTCTGGTGTTCGTCACGCCGACTAAGCATCGCAGGGACTTGGACAACATGCTCGGCAGCGCAAAGCACGTTTTGGACGGCATGGCAGCGGGCCTGGGCATAGATGATTCTATGTTCAAGCCGGTTCTGGTCGATTGGGTGGCGGGAGACAAACCCGGCGCAATCATCGCCGCGGTGGGTGTGACGATTGTGTCATCACAGGTGATTGCATGACAGCAATATCAGCAGCAAGCGCCGGAGTTAAAGACATGGCTGATGGATCGCTACGCATTACTTTTGAGTTCGAACCACGGGACGCTGCAAAGGCTTTTGAGCTATTCGGGGCTCGTGGCCGCAATGTTGCTGTTGCGGCATTGGTAGACGGGCGAGGCGCGGTAAAGGAGCCAGCGTCTGTGGTTTTGATGGGCGGTCCGTTAAGCAAGTCGGCTGCGATGCTGGACAAAAACCCGGAATTCATAGATTTCATTTATGGGGGTGATCCAAGGGATTACATACTTGAAGTTTGCGCAGTGTCTAGCCGAAAGGAGCTGGATCACGACCCGGTCGCGGGCCAAAAATTCCACGACGTGATGGCGCAATTTAATCGGTGGCGGCAAGACAGCAACCAGGTGCAGGACTCGCACTATGGCAACCCCATCAACCGTCTTTAAGAAAGGCGAGAAAAGACCCAATTGCTATTGAGACGCAAGGTAAAACAGGCTTTATCATGGAGTTGTCCGAGGCATATGTCGACGTCATTGTCAAACGCTGGCAGGACTTCACAGGTAAAATAGCAACTCACGCAGAAACTGGCGAACCTTTCGCGGAGGTTAAAGATGGCAAC